GGACTTCCATAGAGGCAAACATCGGCATCATGCCACGGACTGCTTCAGCTTTATTAATCGCTTCTTCACTGGCAAGCATACGATCAAACACTTGGCGCACTTCTTTAGTTAAGCCCGGCTCACCGCTACGTTCAAAGAATTGCTTTAATGACTTGTAAGCAGACAGCATGAATGAACGTAACTTAGCAAACACTCGGCTTAACTCAAGCGTAGGCGCTGTGCCTTCCATTGCATACTGCTCAAAACCACGCGCTAACTTCTCATGGTAGAAACGTTTTTGGTCTATGGTCATGTTACGCCATACGTCTAATGCAGGCTGTTCAGTAGATTCAATGCCGAACCAGTTAAATAACTGATTCATATCATCCACAATGACTTGAGGCGCATCTGGCTTGCTTGCTACGTCAGCATAGACTTCTAGGAAAAAGTGACCTAGCTCATGAATGAATGTTGATGCATCGGCATTTTTAAGCAGGGTAATGTTCGCGCCCTGAGTAATGTCGTTGCTGAATGAGATTTGACCGCGAGCTTGTTGTGCTAAAACACCAGTACTCCCCTGCATACTTGATGCTGCATCAAAAAACTTTTTAATATCAGTTAATTTTGCTGAATCAAACTCGGTGTCTGTAACAATGTTTCCATCTGGCCTTATATAATCTACTGCTAAGTATTCGCCATTAATACCTTTTGCTAATAAATTAATTTGTTTTTGTGTTGGCGGTCTTGATGATGATGCAACACCAGACGCAAAGTCAACTCGCATAGCTCCAGTACGCGCCATAAATTCATACATGGCATTACTGCCATCACCTTCAATCATGTCTGACATACTAAAGCCATCCATATTTTCGGTGTGAAGCATTCGATGATCTACTGCTCTTTGGTCTTTTAAATAAGGCCAGTTATCTTTTGTTGTTTCATGCCGCCCTGTCATATCTAACATACGACCATCAGGCAAGATATAACCAGTTTCTAAAAATCTATTGGTAGTACCAAAGACTTTTACAGATGCTTCTATCAACTCATTATCAGGTACAAACTCCGACTGATTCAGTATATTCGCATCGTTAGGGTCAAATGTGCCACGGTTGCCGGTAGCGGATTTGATTTGGGTGGGCTCGTAAACAGCAAGGTTTCTTACACCAGCTTCATCTACATAAAATGAATCGTAGCCAAGTTGCTTAATGGCACGTTGTATATACTCGTTTTCAACAGCTTGCCAATCCCCGCTTTGTAAGTTTTCTGCAACCCTTTCTTCAAATCTACGCCATCCATCGGGTTTTTCATTATCGTTAATTCTTTTTGCTAAATTAGCAACCGCTTCAACCTCATCCGGGTTGCGATAATCAAAAGGATTATCTGCCTTTACAAACACTGGCATTATATTTTGTGCGCCATCTAAACCACGTTCACGCATCCAGTTTTCACTTGTAATTGAAAATCCTGTTGCAAAGTCTGGATTATCTGTAAGAAAAATTGCACCAGCTTGTTTTGGTTTAAATTCTGTAATATCAGCAGCCGTACCATGATACATAACCTTGGGATTATTGTTTTTATCAACTACTTTGCTATCACCGAACCATGCCTTAAATTGTGGTGTGTCTGTTTGTGAGATGGATTGATTTAGATTGTTTTCTTCAGGCGCATAGGTATAGCTTATCTCAGGCGTGTACTGTTCACCATCTAAGTTAATAGAAACATTATCCCTCGTTAGGAATGGAATCTTATCCCAATACTTACTACCTGATTCAGTGGCATCAATAACGTGTAATTTCTTACCAGTATTGTCAGCATAAGATTTAATTGCATTTAAAACTTTAGTGCCTTTGCCGCTGCCGGACTTAACTTTTGTTAAATCGTTAGCCTCTTTAGCTGCAATGTTGGTTATGTAAATAGCATCATTTTCATTTCTTACAGATAATTGAACAGTGGCATCGTCATACTTAATTAAATATGGCTGACCAATTCCATTTGGATCAGGTTCAAATTGAGTTATTTCATTAGCACCAAAATAATCAGATAGATTATTGCTTGCCTGATCAAACCCTTCAGCAGTCACCTGTCCACTCACTTGCAATGGATAACGCGCAAATGCTTCACTAGGCGTAATGCCTAAGTTGCTTGCTAGTGTTGAATACCACGGTGAAACTAAACCATTCACATAGGCTTGATTGTTTTGTGGTGTAAATCTGCCGACTGCATTTAACTGGCCTAATAGATTATCACTTACCTCAGTCAGCGATTGTGTCCAAGCCTCGTTATCTTGATATTGCTGTGCTACGTTTTCAGCCTGTTTCTGCAATTCCTCGACTGCCGTATCTAACTGAGTTTTAGCCTCGAACGCACTGATACCGTTTTCATCTGCGCGTAAGTGTTGGAGTACCGCACCGCCTAATTCTGTACCTGCAATAATCGCACCAAACTCACCTACTGGAATAACTAGATCTACGCCTTGCGCTATGGCCTCTTCTAGCTGTTTTTGAATGACAGGTGAAGATTGCATAAGAGTATTCACATCAACGCCTAAATTCTGCGCTTCCTGCATGAATGTACGTGCATCTATGTAAACTTCATCAATACCATTTTCACCGCCTGCTTCCTGTAGGAATGTGGCAAAGTCTTGGGCTGAACGCTCTTTAAGTTTTGATTGTGCTGCTAACTGTTGAATGTTAGCGAAAGCCTGCATTGACTGATTTGCAGCTTCGCTCTGGTATTGGAGTTTTTCCTGCTCAGTAGAAACAAAGTTACCAGCCGCCTCAATGGATTTGGCAATCGCTACCTGTCCGGTAGTGCCTACAAACGTAGCAATAGCAGTTTGCAAAGCAGCATCAGGTCGTTCAGCCAGATATTCGCTGAATGGTTTTTCAGGGTTTAATGCCGCCCATTCGTTCAAATCCTGCAATACAGTAGCGGCCTGCTCACCGATCTGCTCTTGCACGTTACTCAGTAATACGGTTTTTAACAGGCCAGCTTCACCGCGCAACCCTTTAAACAATGTTTCAACTGGAATTTTCTCAGTAGCCCATTCAACCGCTGCCTGCGAACCTGCATACACTAAAGCTTGATTTGCATCTAAACCGCTTGCTCTAGCCTTTGCATATTCCTGACCACCTGCAATACCTACCATTGCATTTAACGCCAATGAAGAATTGCCTGAGTAAATACCGGCAATCAATGGTGGTAGATTCATACCTAGCGATTCAAAACCGCTATTGACTGAACGCTCAATAAAACCTTGATCAGACGTGTCGCCAACAATAGATTCAGCTACGTTAGATTGATTCTCTGACAGACCAAGTAAGCCCTGCTCTGCTACGCGCAATGGGTTAGCCGGTAACACTGTACCGACCAATGGGTCTAACAATGGCGCGAGTGTACCAAACGGACTAGCTAAGGCGCCATAAATACCTTGCCCTGCCCTTGGTAATAATCCAGCAGCTACCGACTTTGCAAAGCTACCAGTAACATCACCGATACTGCGCTCATAAGGTCTGTCTTTAGCGCGAGCAATCGTATCACTAAAACTCTGTTCGCTCATGGCACGACTTAATTCTGACGCTTCACGAAAGCCTTTTTTAGTCAGTGCTAATTGCTTAATCGCATCTTCGTTACCACGCAGCTCATCGGTAATGTCATGTGTGAGTTTGGCAAATTCAGGATTAGAAAGATTACGACCTGTTACCGGTGAAGTGTCATAAAGTGATTCAACCTGTTGGCTGATAAACTTGCGTCTTACCTCTTCAGGATTACGTTCTGAAACTGCATCAGGCAATCCTACTTTGCGGCCTAAGTTGCGAGATTGTGCAATTTGATCAGGATTAAACTTAGTCGCAATACTGGTAACAGTAGCTGCACGTTTTTTCTGTGTAGTGGTTACGTCATCAATCGCTGAATCTAGCCGTGATAATGGGTCATCGTTAGCTTGAGTAACTTCCCCTGTGGCTATGTTGATTGCAGAATCTAAATCATCTAATGCCACGTATTACCCCTTATTTGCTAAATTTGCTTTAATTGCTTTCAATTCTTCAGATGTAGGTGCGCGGCCTTTATTCTTTTCAAACCGCTGTTTAATCGCATCGTCACTCGGTATAAACTTATTGGCTTCCGGCTTACCATAGAACTCATAAGCTCGACCTTCTTTGTCGTCTTTATACCAAGCACCGCCAGGCACTTCACCATCAATGACCATGCGGTCAATGATTTTCTGTCTAGCTTCTTCACCTAATGGCTTACCTTGCTTTTTCTGCTCAGTCAGCACCGCATCACGAATGACACTTTCAAACTTGTATTTATCCGTTTTCTCAATGCCTAATGCGCCTACGGTTAAGCTGATCTGCCCATCAAGAGTAGTAACGTCTTTGATCTCTTCAGGCTTTTTACCCTGTAAATCTATTAACTCTTCGCGCTTTTCTTTTGGAATGTTTCTAAAGTCCTCGCGTAAGTCACGATTCTTAAATGCCTGCGGATTGTCTCTAGCCTGTTGACGAATGGCATAGTAGTTATCCCATGCGGCAACATTGTCCTGTTTCTCGCGCTTAGATTCTGCCCGGTCCTGCGCTACCCTTACGCGCTCGGTACGCTGATACATTTCATCATCAATAGAATCGCGCTGCTGTGGTGTGAGCATGGATAATGTCTGTGCATCTACACCTCTGCGGCCTTTACCCTGTTCTACTGCAATGGTCCAAGCTCTATCAAACGCCTGCTTTTGCGCTTGCTGTGTCGCTTCTTCCTGCTCTTTGAATCGTGTCTTAACTTCCTGCACCGCTAATTTCATACCATCTGCATCAGTAGCGAACTTCTCACGCACCATAGATAAGGCTTCTGTTTCAGACTGTGCCGTACCCATTGCCACCGAAACTTCACCCAATACTTTGACGTTACGCTCTGCGATTTCCAGTGACTTAACAAACTGTCCACGCGCTGCCGGCAACATCTGCGCACCGAACTTATTCATGTAGGCTCTGGCCTGTTCAGGATTGCCATCCATCATGTTCTGCAACATACCGGAATGGTACTGGCTGGTATATTTCAGCATATCCATCTGCGCTTTTTCAGGTGTATCACCGTTTTCAGCCGCTAACCGGCTCACTGTTACCTGAATATTACGTAAGGCATCTGTGGCTAATCCTGCATTGCTAGGGTCATCCAGTGATAATTTGATAGATGAATCAATAGAGGCCAGTGCGCCTTCCTGTTTGGCTGCCCTGACTTGTCCATCCTGATACTGTGACATTGAATCCAGTGTAGATAGACGCACACCGCGCAACCGTTCAACATATAAACGCTGCTGATTCGGTGTCATCTTCTCTGTATATTGTCTTGCGGTAGTTTCCCACCACTTCTCGGTATCTTTAGTTAATCCATCAGCCGCTAAACCTCTACGGCTACGCGCTTCAGATTGAAACTGTAAATAAGCCTCGCGTGTCTTTGCCTCAGCACTTAACGCTGTAGCTGTGTCCAGTTCGTTTTGGCGTTTTTCTTCAATCACCGCTACATTATTTAAGCCTTGCGCAAGTTTATTCAAGTTTCCTGCCTGCGTCATCCCTGCAAACAGTTCAGGCGAGGCTATGGATGATTGCTGTACGTTATCCGCAGGCTGTAACCGCTGCGTTAGATTGTCATAGGTAGGTACTACTGGCATTATGCGAACACCGATGCAGATGTGCCTGCGCTTTGGTTTGTCTTAGTTCCGGTCGTCTTATTGCCGCTCATGGTGTACCACTTATTTGCTACTGTACCCAATGCCGGGTTAGTCATGATTGATGTAGCGCCTGATAACAATGGATTTTGCGCATCTGCACTGGCTTGTAGCATATTTGAATTGGATTGTGAGTTAGCACCTTGCTGTCTGTACGCCCATGCTTCACGGCTTGCGTTATCACGTACCGTTAAAGCATCTTGCTCACCCATCCAATCAGTGTCGGATAAGATATTCAGTGCTGAACCTTCGGAAATATCCAAGCCATTAGCAGCTAAACGTGCGGTCTGGCTACCTTTCATCATGGCTGTTCTGCGTCTTTGCTCGGCTTCAGCTACTTCACCGCGCTTAATTGCATCTTGTGCTTGATACTCAGCAGTAATAGCATTGTTACGCGCTACCTGTGCCTGATATTCCATAGAAGCTTGTGCTGATGCGCTTTGTTGATAGGCGCTAATCCCACCCATTACCAGGCTTGCAGCACCTAAAGCCATTGTTAAATCACACATAATTAGCCTCTTAATTCAAATCTGTAAAACGGATAACCTTTTACACCGAAAGGCTCTGCATCAAAAAATGTAAAGCCCATCAACTTTAACCACCGGATTGTTTTTATATTGCGTACATCACAATGGTTAGTGAGTATCGGTGATACATTTAACATAGCTTGAATATACTCCCGGCTGTGCCTAATAAACGCACCCTTATGGTTCTCGATCAGGTCTGTGCCAAGCATCCAGATAATTGCGGTATCGGAAAGTAAACCTAGTGGATGCATCCCGAACAGACAGATGAATTGACCATCTGCATACACCGCCCATTTATACTTGGATTTATCAAACGATAATTGAATGGTTTTCTTATAATCACCATGCGAAGCCTGCAACTCCTGCTTATCGTCATACCGGATATTGGCTATTAACACATCAACATCGGCTTGTGTAGGCTGTCTTAGTTCTACCTTAACTGAATCTCTCATTAACCACCCAAGGCTACTTCCATGACCATGCTGAGTACAGTCACCGGCAATGGGTCTGTCTGTTGAATGATTAACTGACCGCTGCTATTCCAATCCGGCTTAACCTGTATATCAATCTCGTCAGTAATCCAGTTTGGAGGTGAACCGTAAGGCTCGGTAGTTCTTTGCTTGAATTGGACTAGATTGTTTGCATCGTAACCAACCATAAGACCGCTGGTTTGATAGACGCGTAACACGGCTTTATTAACATTTTTAACCATAGCCTGACCAAGTGCTGGACCTTCAAAGCTCACCGGCAAGGTTTTAATCCTTGAGGTAATCGGCAATCCAATATGCACTAAGGTAGATTCTTGCGGTAATGTAATTGAACCGTTTAATACAGTTAAGTCTTTGACTACCGCGCCATTACACAAAGCAACGACTGTTTTACCTTCCAGATGGTATAAGCCTGATATTTCCGTAACGCCTGCGCCGCTGTAGGACAGCCCAGAATCGACAATAAAGCTATCTTCAAGGCTATCTATCAGACGATTCGATAAACGCTCGATATAGCGTACTGTCTGGTCTTGTATGGTACGTTTAACAGTTGCATAGAGCACGTCACGGCCTGATTCATTCACCGCCGCCACCGATTCAAATAACCCATCGGTAGTATGCTGATGCCATGCAAATACTTTCTGCTCCGGCATATAAGTAATACCAAGTAATACGCCATCATCACGCACCACCCACACCACCGGAACAGGAGTACGGGTTAAGCACATATCAACAATAGTAAAACCATCGAATAAGTGAGGGGCAATCAAAGATAGATCGTTAGATTTAAAGCCGTTCGCTTCAAAGTTATAGGCCAGATCATGTAATCTGCCAGACTGCGCACGTACATAAATACCTGTGTTATTCACTACTACCGGCTGCACATCGGTACAACCGTTATAAGACTGTGGCCTTACTGTTACAGATGATGGCGTTAAAGCGTCACTATTCTGCGTGCTAATCTTCCATTCGCCGCCACTGGTTAAGATAAGCAGTTCGGTTAAAGGTACGATATTTCTAACTCTTTGCACTTCACGCGAAACAATGCGTAATGAAATGGCATCATCGTCTTGTGTAGGAATGGAATAGTTAAGATTTGATTCTGTGGCTGATCGTGTCATCCATAGATTCTGTGGTTTGTTATTCGTGCCGCCAAAGCATCTGCGCTGTTCAAAATAAGACACTGCACCCGGGTAATTATTTGCACTGTCAAACGGGTTTTGTCCTTCAGGTGGAGTGCGTGTAACATCGGCTGTAATATTATCATCTACAAAGCTAGTGCCTGAGCCCTGCCCAATATAGCCATATAAACCGTTTTTCTCTTTGTACACGTTATACCTGATGGCCCCAGATACTGACGACCATGTAATGGTGTTCTTATTGCCTGCTGTAGTAAGATTGTTGGTTATCCCTACCGCTACCAGTAATACAGTGCCGCCACTGGTAAACGTGGTGTAAGAAGTCGTATCAACCACAACACCGTTAGAATCCTTTACCGTAAAAGTATTCGCTGCAGGTACAGTATTGACATAGTATGTGCCATCGGTGATTTCAACCATGCCGCCTACATTGGCGATATAGATTTCATCTTCAACCGCCAACAAATGATTAGCTGATGTAGTAAATACGCCTGCCGCTGCCTTAGTGATAGCGGATATTGTCCTAACCGCATCTACACTTTCCGGGCTAGCCAGAGATTCTTCAAGGCTTTCATCAGCAATAGAGGTAACCTGATAGCGGTAAACCGTTGAGCCGCTTCCGGTAGTGGCAACGGTTTCAACATTAGAAGGCCCATTGATCGTAGGAATAAAGCTAATGGTTGATAAGGTGAATGTGGTTGATGTGGTACGTCTTAGTTCTCTCGGCGCATAAGTTGGATGAACCAACGTCAATACATCGGCTGATTGCACATAATGAATATTAAACAAATCAGCTTCAAGATATGGTGAACTAATCTCATACACTTCAGCTATCGTGCCATCAGACACATAAGCGGTATAACTTGTGGTATCAATGTAATCACCGCGCAAATCTTTAAGCTTAAAGGTATTCGCACCGGTATCTACATCTGAAACGACTACATAGCGACCATTTAGCTCAGTCATGCCTACCACACCTGAAACATAAAACCACGTACCATTAGCCGGGTCTGTGCCGGTATAAGTTAATACACCTTCTGTAGCCTGACTGATTGCCGTTACTACTAAGCCAGTTTTAAGCAACGTGCCACCATTAGTATGCACACGGATATATTGATCGCCAAACTCTAAAACGTAGGTCTGCTCGGTACTGTATGCAAACTCGATAAGATTAGATTTCTTATCCTGGTACTTGGTCTGAAGAATATAACTGAAGCCTGCGCGATTCTGTGCCGGGCCATGTGGTAATACAACAAAGTTTAAACACTCGGCTAGGCCGGATTGATATTTATCTAGGTCAATACGCCCGAATAATTCAGGCGCGATTTCACCGCCTACAAATGATCTCTGTATGGTTTTAATAGAGGCCATTAACTAATCCCTGAGAATGCGACCATCGGCATCATAAACACTGCGCTGGTCTGCTATGCCGTATTGCTGTGTCCATGAAGGTACGTGTTGTTTCTGTGCGTCATAACTACGTGCTGCTGCGTCTTTCCCTGCTGCCATGTTCATCATCTGCAAGGCTTTGTTATACATGGTGTCGGATATTTTCATACCGGCATCACCTTTAATCAGTGGCCCAGCTAAGAAACTAGCCAACATGAAAGACAGAGTATTTACAAACAATGGCGAGAACTTCGTAGTATCGGTAACTAGCGAAATGTATTTCAGTGAGGCATTTTCTACATTGGTAAAAATGATTAACTGACCTTCGCTGTTTGTCTCAATAATAAACGGCTGCGTATCGGCTTCACTGGTTGTTTCTTCAGGATAGACAGATAGCGCACGAATGTAATTCGATGGGATGGCGTAGGTGTAAGCCCATGCATCGGTAGTGGTATCGTTAGTAGAAACAAGGCTTACGCGCTTAGTTGCAAAGTTCCACGGATGAAGTTCTAACAGGTTATCTCTGGCAATCGGATAGAACCGTTTAGCCTGCTCTGCCTGTGCTGAACCTTCAGGTGGGTCTATACTGGTAACAGTAGCAGAATCGCCAAGTCTAGCCAGTGCAAGATTAACAATATCTACTGCTGATGCCATAATTTCCCTTTCAATTCTTTCAAGATAATCTCGTTAAAAATCACCTTGAAAGAAGGGCTAATAAAAGCCCCTCTATTTATTACTCTGTCTGATTCGCTTCGGCTTTAACTGCTTCAACTTCAGCAATCGCGGCCTTCAACTTATCAACGCCCCAAGTCTTTGCTGCACCAATGCCTAAAGCTTTCGCCTTTTCCACTAATGCATCCTTTTCATCAGGATTTGCAGGCTCGTCAGCATCAGCAGGTACAACTTTCAATACCTTCATCCACTTACCAACCTTTACGCTGTCAGCGATTACAAATACATCGCCTTTACGTTTGCGCTTACCATCATAAAAACCAGGGGATAATGCTTCTACTTTTTTAGGCATGATCAGTTTCCTTAGATAGCGTCAGCGTAAGCTTTCCACTTCTGAACATCAAAAGTGAGGAAAGCGTTAATTGCACCGGCTGAGATGGCTGTAGTGCCTGTTACCTGCAAAATACCCAAGTAACGCTCATACGCATTGCCTTCTAATGGCAACGGTACTGCAAACAACACTGTGCCAGCCGCAA